ATATTAAGTTGGGCAAACTACCAATAATACCATCGACTTGATCGAATACACGTGAGTCATTCCATATGATACCTTCACCTACGTAGACCTCACCGTCAAATCTGCCTTTGATTTGAGAAATAATTGATGCTAGTCTTTCCATATAATAATTCTTAAGTTCATCACGTTCATTAGAACTTGCTTCATCCTCGAGGCCACAGAAACATACCCACATAGCATTCCAGTCTGCTGACATAGAGGTTACCCCCAATGATTGAAGTCTATCTGCTTCCCATAAGATATGTTTTTCATGTGAGTCTATAATTCTTTTTAATAAAGACATGTCAACATATACCATGCCATCAAACGGAAATAACATATTATTTTCATCATCTAGTGCTAAAAACTGCCAAGCATAATGCATGTTCATACCCAAATCTTGTGCGGTTTCTGCAATATATTCTATTTGCCAATCACTTACATGCTTACGACTGTGATTAATTTCCCATGTTTCTGCTTGATGATCTTGCCAATAACCAAAATTATATACCCATGCAGTTTCTACCCCGTGTTCTTTTAGTTGGCGCAATGTTGTTCGATACATTAACTTGACATATTCTTCTTGGGTGCAATCGGATACCCAACTTTCACCGCGATTTTTGTAATTATTATATATCCACTCAACCCCATAATCTTTGAAGCCGATTGATTTAATATGATCATCTCCAAACGAATTCTGTGGTATAGGTAGATCATAGTTACCGATATAAGATTGTTTGATTTTTGCACTATGCGGATTTTGACATGACCCTTCAGCATCTTCGTCTGATACACTGACATCAATACTGGCTGTAGCACCTGAACAGTCAATAGAGAACGTAAAGTCTCCGTAACTATCTAATGTGATGCTCTCACTGCCACTAAGTGACTTGCTACCAGACCATGAACCAGATGCAGTGCATGAAGATGCATCACTACTAGACCAAGTTAAAGTAGTCTTATCTCCTGCTACGATCTCATAAGTACTTGCTGATAATGATACTGTTGGTGTAGTAGTGTTGCCACTGTTTCCTCCCCCAGTAGTTCCACCTGCTGTAATAAGTGCGCCGGCGACATCTGTACCACCGCTACCGCCGCCACCACATGCTGTGATGAGTGAGACTATTGCAAGTAGGGGAATACTCTTAATATTTGTCATAATGTGTACCTGTCAGTGTCAATGTATAATACATTATACTACCAAACGTACCCAATGTCAACAAAAAAATACCCGGAATCGTTAAATTTCGGGTATTTTAGGTTTGAGTCTTCTCTGAGGAACTGTCGTTATTACTAACTTACAAGTTGACCGATAGAGTGAACCATGATCCAGCCGCTTGTTACGAATAACACGACTTCCCCAAAGGTATCACAATTCGGACAGTATTGCTTCATGCTAAAGAATGTTTTCAATGTTGTCTCCGTGTGTGTATTGCAAGGTTGTATTTAAATGCACCTGAAAATGGATTTTCGGAATACGTAAAAAATACTACTATGTAGGACCCTCCTACAATGACTATTTATGCCTTCATTACAAAATGTTATTATTTGTACAAATGGTATAACCTATGTGCATAGTAGTCATGTGTTAAGGTCATACACTTATAAAATGTCATACTTTGTCATACCATGGCATAAAAATCATATCGTTTCGCTCAAAGCATTATGCTCTAAACGTCATACTTTGGCGTACCAATTAATTTAACTTTTGTGAGTCTAAGTATTCTCTTAAATTTCCGTGTAAAGTAATCATCATTGCAGTTTTATGATCATATACCCGAATAAAGGGATCGCCCTTCTTACCCCTTATCTTATGGACACCAAGGTAATATGGGCATTGAATCTTTTTGATTATTTCTTGTACAAAGGCTTCTGGAGCAATGACTCTACGTTGATGCATTGTCTTAGGATTTAGCCCTAATTCAAAGTCATAATATTCAAGTTTTGCTAATTCAAATAATAATAAGCCATCATCACTAAGTCTTAATCCTTGTCCACCTCTACCAGTCAACCACATTTTAAATATGGCGTCACCAATTGGCATGCCCCTGGGTATAGGTCCTATCCCTGGAGGCACTGAATCGAGGATTGCCTGAGTGATCTCTTGTTTAGTTTTAGGAAATTTCATCCGGATACACTGTACGTCCGGCAGTTAAGAATACTACTGTAAACTTATCAGTTTTGAATTGAGCATTTAATTTGCGACATAAATTTCTTGCATGACCTGGATTAGAGAAACTTGTCTTTTTATACTTCGGTGCGGCATCACTTGTCAAGTAATGTGAAGATTTTAGATTGATGGGTTGATCGTCATAATAGACGGCCCAAATACCAGATGCTTCAATAATTTGGTCACACTTATATGTTACTTTATCTACATATTCTAAGATGATAGATGGTTGGTTTCTACTCACTTAAAAGAACCGCCTTTAACCTGTACATCGATTGTTTCTTCATTCTCTTTCCTCTTTTTCAATTCATGCAAATCTGCTAACAACATAACTATATCGTCTCGTAAACCTCTGGCTTGACCAATAGGCAGAACAAGTGTTTCAGACCTTTTGCTCTCTGTTAGTGATACCTTGTTAACAAAATCTTTTATGTTTAACATAATATGCTTATATATTTATCTCATTTTTTGCTTCGATCTTAGTTTTGTACGGACCCTTATAAGGATAGCGTTGAATAAAGATATATTTTGGGCAAAAAATGACTTGATCCACGCCATTATGTTCGACTACAAAGTACCCAGCGGCATGAAAGCATTTAGATTTCTTAGTCTTTGTAAAGACATGTAACCCACGCTTAACATCATATACAGAATTATAAGTTCTTGCTGTATGCGGGAACTCCGGATAAGGAGTCTCTATGATAGCAGTAGATTCTTTTGGTGTAACAAATTTGATTTTAGTTTTCTTTTGAATATTGGTAATAGACTCAAATTCAAACATCTCGTTTTGTACATTAACGTGAAAGGTTCCTACGCTGTTAGCACTTACATTGCCGACTTTTCGTTCACCGTCAGTTAAAATCCAAAACTCACCGTCTGTAATTGGCTTGGCTGTTAATTCAATATCTATAATCATCTTTTCTCCGTTGTCGTTGTTGTTAGTCATTTAATAAATTACCTTTGTATGGCGTGTTCAACCATTTAGCATAAACATCAGCTTGGTCACTAATTCTAGTAAGTTCATATTTGCCACAGAATCGCATAAAGTGTACGCCGACTTGCGGTACAAGTCCTTTAGAAGATACTCCTTCGTTTACACACTCGTCAGTTGCATTTCTAAACGCAATTGGTTGAGCAGTTAGATCAATCAACGTGCGATTACGTTCGTAATCATCTCTTACTCTATGCTCTACATCATTGTGATCTGTCCAACGTTGCAACATGATGTTGTTCCAATTGAATCCACCTTTGTCTTTATCTTCGTATGCTTCTAAAAGACCTGTCTTATTCTTAGAACCTTTCTTACGTACACCAGGGTAAGCAGAGAATACATTATCTGAACTGTCACCACGCATACACTTCTCAAACAATAGATACTGAGGGTCTTCTAATGTTTTGTGTTCCATCGTCTTCTTGTCAATGACTGGACGCCCTCTGTCATCAAAGTAACCGTCAATCGTAATTAATTGCTTGTTTACACCGTTGTACATGTGAACAGACTCTGATAACAATTGTAGATAGTCAGTGTCAGTTGAGATAATGATATGCTCATCATCAGGGTGTAGTGCGGCAAAACGTGCTATGCAGTCATCAGCCTCAGCATTAGGGTCACGTAGAACTGTAACGTTAGTTTTTTCTTGTAAATAAGTAAGTAATGCTTGATAAGTCTCCCAGAACATTTTACTCTCTTCGACTTCTGCTTCAGTCATGTCTTGCTCTTTGACCTTACGATTCGCTTTGTATGGAGTATAAAACTCTTTACGCCATGAACGGCCTTCTAAACAAAAGACTACATGATCTACACCGTAGTTACGAACTGCTTGATTAACAGAACCTAATGTTAGATGTAAAGCCATACCTATTTTTTCCCATGTATCAGCATTACGTGATGCAACATGCTTGGCACGAAAGAACGTGTTCATTGTGTCTATAAGGGCGTATTTCATTTAAGTCTCTTATTTATCTTTTAATAATATGCTATTATACGCAATAACTACGCATATAGCAAGCCTTTATGGGTAAAAAGGGTAAATTAACTTACAAAAAAACGATGCTGGGAACATCGATCAGTATTTACAAGAAGATTAAAGTTGAATTCAAGTATAGGAATAAGAGCCTCTTGCATCTCTACCCAAATCTCATCTGATAAATGGGTCAGTCTTTCTATCTCATCAACTATAGCAACTGCTCGATCTTCATCGTTTTTAATAAGATCATATGCTTCGTTGATGTAAGGGGAAAAAGTCTTGTAACCTTGATCACGCAATACTTTGAGTGATCCGGGCATAGCAAACAAGACAAACGGCAGTTTCGCTAAATGAAATTTGTGTGTTTTTTCAGTAAATGTGATACAATCTAAATAAAGAGTATCAGGTGTTATGGGAACCGTATAATGTTCAAACGTAGTAGTCCGATCTTGTAAATATTTTGTTTCAGTAACAATAGCAAAGTAACATTGTTCACAGTGTTTTTTTGTATCTTCTCCTAGAGCCATGTAAGAATCATATTTCTGATCATTTGTTGAATCCCACCTAGGTCGACCTAAAGGCTTAAATGATTGCACTGTTTCTTTGTTATTCACTAATGCTTGAAAAACATCTGTACCAGTCTTTGGAAAATATGCTAATGTTTCTCCGTTGTTCTTGTCAGCAAATTGTTCTATTTGATTCTCAAACACCGCGTCTCGGAATTCTTTAGGTTGATCATGACCTAAGTTGAGTGATATCAATCCTGAGTTATGTAAATTTCTTCTAACTAATTGTCCTACATTGTATGCACGATTTAATTTAGGATGGTTGTTATAGCATAAAAATTTATATGGCTTAACTTTTGGACTTGAGTTTAAATCTCGTATGGATGCTTGTTCTTCGTCTGATCCATATTGATATTCAGCGGCAGCCAATGTTTCGAAATTATTAGTATTAATAATAGCCATGCCTCGCATTAATTCATACGTTTTATGAATTTTGGTCATATACTGCATATTAATAGTATGCGGAGCACAACCCCAAATTTGGGTGAAATGCATTCCTCTATCAAATTCTATTGTTTGACATCCGTTTAAGTAAGTTATAGCTATAGATTCAAATACATCAGACCAAAATTTCATTTGCACAAATGTATATCCTTCGGATGTCATGTAAAAAACAAATTTGTTCTTCCCTACTTTCTGTGCTTCTTGCCAAACATATTTACGGACAAAAGCTACAGTATCCCTGTACGTAGCACTTCCTACCCAATTAGTGTTTGGAGAGATTTCGGGTGGCCACGAGAGAAGATTTTGAATATAAAACAAATCATCACGTCCGGTCGCTTTGACGACAAGATTTTTTGAACCTGGTACCTCTAATTGGATAGACTCTACTAATCTTTTTTCTAACTCTGGTGTAAACAGAGAATCGTGTATGCTTATAGCACTCATCCAAGAATCTTGGGACATTTAATCGTCCATTAATGGAGGGGGAGGGGGAGTAAACGATTGCACTCCGAGGTCTAATGCTTGTTTCGGATCAACAAATCCTTCTGCTTGTGCTACTTCTTTGTTGTCAAAGAACTTATACATTTCTTCTATTAAAAATGCTCTAGCCTCAGGATTAGATAAATCCATTCTGCGTTCATTGATTAGTGTAGTCTGATGAGACTTCCATGCATCAAATGCTTTTTGTGAAACTGTTGCTAGTAATTCTTTTCCTTTCTCACCTGGTAAAGGAGGAAAGGTCATTGCAGGAAGTTCTTCTTGGTACTTCTTACAAAATACTAAATCTTCCATTAATCAATCATCCAAAACATTAATATGATCATAGGGTATAATCCCCATAGTAGATACTCTACTCGTTTAAATTGTTTCTCACCTTTTTCACTTATATCATACATATATATTTACCTCAACTTTGTTCATATCTTCCGTCTCCTAAATTTTTCTTTGAGACAACTCGCATTTCAGCACCTGTGATTGGGTCCGTATCCTTTCTATTATAAGGATCTGCTTGTTCTTGTTCATAAACTTCTAATGCAATGTTACGGCATACTTGCTGGAACCATCTGTCAACGATTTTCTCATCGTTATCATCATCTTTTTCTTTATAACCTGCTTTGATTAGATTCAATACGAACTTGTCGTTCCAGTCCATTTCAAATGCGCCGTTATTAATATCTTCAGGATCAAGTTGCATATCTAAAATAGATACCCAGGGTTCACCGGCTCTTGTTGCTTTCTCTTTATCAGAAAGTTTAGGTGAAGATTTCTTTTTCGGTTCAGGCTTTTTCTTGCCGAACATGTCTTTTATTTTATCAAGCATTTAATTCCTCGCTGTATATGTATTTAGAGAGATTGTCTTTACCCGTTATATTTTTCATAAACACCGGTGTCTCTCTGTCAGTCCATTTAGCAAAGTCTTTCTTGTAGACTCTGTAGTAATTCTGATAGGCATCGACTGCATTAGATGTTTTGACATCATCGGGCATTGCTTGAGGAGGTTCTACGAAGTCTGCACTTGCGATATTATTGGGTAAATGCTGTAGAAGATCCTTGAGTTTTTCCTCAGTTAGATGCACTCTACCATACCTATGTGTGTACTCGTTGCATAGAGCAACAAACATGTCATACACAAACTGATAGTTTGAATCACTAGCACGAGTCCATATAGCACTCGGATGATTGATATGAGACGCTTTGTAGACAACATTCTCCATGTTGCTAT